GTTACCTGCTGCTGGATCTAAGAACTCATATACTTCCATGAACTCCATAGAGTTGAGACCCTGTACAGGAATACGTACAGCAGCCATAGTGATCTTCTTTCTGTTATCTTCAGTATCTAACCACTTTTCATTCTTGATCATCTCATTGAGTCTTTGTCTAGTCTCAATAGGTTTACCATCAATGTGTTTTAGATTCAGTAAGTTTTCAAAGTCACCCTGTAAAGCAATAGCAACTTTCATTGCATTGGTTTTACCATCCTCACCAGGGTGGTAGAATGGAAGGTTATTAGTTCCTAGAAACTTCTTTCTCTCAGCATCAGTTGGTTTTTCAAATCTTGGTCCACCTGTAATTAGACCATTACTGAATGTGCTGGCTACTTGTACAAGAGGTTCACCTTTGACATACTGTCTTACAAATCTTTTTTCTACAATAGATAGAATAGTTTTTTCAATAGTTTTTCTATCTATAAAGTATGATAGGTCACCCTTAAGTGTCCCATCACTATTTGTTTGTAGTTGTCTGAGTAAGTGATCTGGATAGTCTTTTCTTTCTAAGTTCTCTCTGATTAGTTTTAAGAACTTATCAGGTTTACCTACAAGCTTGTTACCGTCTTTATTGTACTCAATCTCATTTAGTAGTTCATACTTAAGAAGATCAGTATAGAAGTCTACAGTCTCCTTATACTCATTTACAATTGGTGCATAATCTTTATTAACCAGCTCACCTTGTTGATATAAACCACTAGTAATTAGGGCTCTCAACTGTGTAGAGAATACAGTCTCACCCTTGTACTTACTATTTACAGAAGCAGCTTCTTTTAGAAATCCTGCATGTATTGTATTTACTGTAAACTTGATATTCTTTTTAACAATAGTTTGAGCAGCATCTTCAAATACTATATCGGCTTTACTACCAGTAGGTGCAACATGACCTACTTTAGAACCAGACTCAAATGTAGCATAATGTACATTTTCCGTCATCATCTGTTTGTGAAGTGACTCAAAATCAGTTCCCTTAATCATACTTGGAATTAGAGGCATAAGTGCAAACTTGTGCATTGCAGTTACAGGGAGTACTGTGCCTTCAACAAAACCAAAGTTCTGTAATTTATAAACCGGGAACATCTCAATAATCTCAGATGCTTTTACATCTTCTTTATTTACAATTCTTTGGTATAGATTTTCTTGTGGGTCAGACCACTTATTCTGTAATACTTTAAGCATTCTATATGCATCAAAGGTAATGTATCCTTGACCATCTGCTTCTTTAAGTTCTTTAGCAGAATATTTAGCTACTTCCTTTTCAACACGTTCTTTAATAAGAGCTTCTTTATTTGGAATGTTTCTGTTCTTATATCTTCTTTCATAATCAGCAGTAAGACCCTTACGGATTACATCAGCATAAATACTCTCTCTCTGTACTTCCTGCATAATAGCAGTATTAACATAACCCTTATACATAATAGGAGCCATGTTCTCACTTGCTGCATATGAAGTTTCTCCAAGATACTGACTGAATGTTTGTGCATCTAAATCACTTCTAACTCTAGGTCCATTTGATATGAGACCTGAAATTCTCTTATGTAGTTCTTGTTTCTTATGGTCATACTGAGCAATGTCACCCAAGAATAGGATACTGGTCTCCATATTATGGATCCAGTAGTTGTACATGAAAGCTTTTACTAATGTTTTTTCTCTTTGCTCATTGGTTAGATTATCAAACTTTAATCTATCCATGAGTGTTTTGTCAACAAATGGAGCTTGTTTTAAATAGTTATAGAGCTCATTTGTCTTGTTAGTAAAGTATCCCTTGATCTCAGCCTTTATCTTCTTTGCTAGTTCAGGATCTGTTTTAAGATAGTCTTGTAATTTAACTCCAGGACTCTTAACCTTTTCTAGGATTTCATTTTGAGTATTTTCAGTTAGTATACCATCAAAGTAGACAAATGATTCACCAAAGGTTTTACCATTTTTAAACTCTCTGTTATAGCCGACATAGTTTTTAGCTTCAGGACTCTCATTGTAAATGTTAATTCTCTTGAGCTCAGAAGATAAATATGGAATCATAATGGTCTCTATAGTATCAGCTTCACCGGCTGTATTTGGTAGAAGAGACTCAATATCAACATAGAGATGTGCATCTTTTTTATTTATAGCACTTGTAGCTATACCACCATCTATCTTCCAACCAAAAGATGAGTTCTTGGATCCAGGGCGCATTAGTTCTACTCTACCAGTCTTTAAGAACGTGTGCATCTCTTGGATGAACTTACCTCTCTTATCTAAAGATGTAGTATTTGAACCTGTGATAGCACCATCTCTAATAGAACCATTTTGACCAATTATAGTATTAATTGTTTGAGTACCAGAAATTGTCTCAACCATAACAGATCTATTAGGTCTCTTTGTATTATCTGGTAAGAACATTGATCTTATTGCAAGTGATGACTCTGCAAATGGGTTTATAGAAGGATCAAGATGCTTTGCAGTTGAACCAAAACGGTACATATCAGTTCTACCATTAGCGGTATTTATAGCATCAGCAATAACTGTTAGTGAACTATCATTAACATGTTCATTAACCCTATTCTTTTCAGGGTTCTGTACTGAGAATGTAGAAGCAGTTGAACCAAATTTATTCTGTAGAGTTACAATTCTATCAATCTGGGTACTTTGTTTAGATCCTTTTTTAAATACAAAACTATCTTTCAGACCTATTACTCCAGGATCTATACCGTTCCTGAGTGCAGTAATTGGATTCCTCATAAAATTATTAAGAATCCTTCTTGCTCCATCAGACATTGATCCAGCTTTCTGAGCATTATTTAGATCTTTAATTGTATCAAATATGTAACTAACACCAAAATACTTGGCATTATTGGGATCAGATAGTTCTTGTTTGATCTTACCAAGGTCATCTAAGTTGAAGCCCATAGCATTTAAGAACAAGAACTCACTGCCTGTTTTGAAGTTACCAGACCTATCTGAAAACTGTTCAATGATTTTATCAAGTTTTAGAATAGTATTGTTGTCAGCATCTCTTCTAGTAAATGCACTATCTAGTCTTGCTGCAAAACTAGCCTCAAACTTACGGATGGTATTACTAATATCAGTAGATGCATTAGTTACTTCTACTCCACTTGTTTCAGATCTAGTTATCTTTTTGTTTCCTTTATTATCAATCTCTTCATACTGATTTCTAAACACAGTAAGTTGCATGTATGGCACACGTGGTAAACTAAACACAGACCAGAAGGATGTAACAATCCCAAATGATCTCATCTTGTTACCTATTGTACCCTCTGCACCAATTGATTCTGGATTCGGAAGTCTAAACTTAATAAGTTGTTCTAGTTCAGGATATGTAGCAATAGCATCTTGAATGTTCTTGTACATCTGTCTAGGATCCTTAGTACTATTTGTTGCTCTTACAACAGCATTCCAGACCTTTTTGTAATTTGCAAGTTTCTTGTAACCAAGTTTATTGTACTCATAGATTGGTTTTCCTCTAGAGTCTCTTGTGACTGCAAACAAACTTTTTAGAATATAGACTACTTCTTTATCTACAATCTCTAGTAAATTTACATCAGCACCCTTATCAAATTTCTGGGACTTAGTTGCATCTAGTTGAGCATCTTCATCTTGAGTATCATTTTCTGGATCAGTTTCTTGAATCCTTACTTTTTTGGTCATTATATTAAATGAAGACTTCTCTTCAAAGTATTTAATAACCTTATCCCAGTTGTCTCTTGCCGCTTGTAAAACTCTTAGATTGTCTAAGAGAGCAGCCTGATCATAGTCAACTTCAAAAGCACCTACTGTTCTATCTGGAAAGAGCTCAATATCTGTAAAAGAAGTATCATCATCTTTTTCATATGCATCAAATTGGGCTTGAGCTTCTTCTAATGAATTTACAACAATGATGTCAACTGCATCTTTGTCTTTGGACTTAATAGTCTTATGACTATAGTAGTCACCTATAATCTCAATAGTACCTTTGTACAGTTCACCTTTAATTCTTTCACCACTCTTGGTATCTAAATTAAGATTACTAAAGTCTTCAACCTGACCTTTTAAGAAGATGTACTTATCATCTCCCTCTTTACTCCTAATAATAGCAACAGCATTATCTTCAAGGTTCTGAAGTGTTTCAAATGAGTTAAAAGATTTAGCTGGCTTTACATTAAGTTGACCTTGTATGTTTTCAATATCTTTTAGAAATCTCTTTCTTGCAAAATCAAAGAACTGGCTCTTATTATTCTCATTACTAATAATAGATATTGCTGCATCTAGAGCTCCCTTTTTCTCAAATGTATTGTCAACAACTGTTGATAGAAGTGAGTCTAGTGATTCAATAACAAGAGCAGAGTCAATCTCATCAAGAGCATCTTCTTGATTATTGTTGACTTGTTCTATACCACGGTTTAGCTCATCAAGTGCAACATTAGTAATTAATGGTGTATAGTTGTTGAGCAGTGCTGGATTCTTAGATGCAAAGTATAAGTTTTGGAATAGCTCACCTGCAACACCTTCTGTTGCAAGTTCTTCACCCCTAATTAAATCAGCTGTAGAAGGTGTAATTCTAAATAACTTTTTGAGGAAGTTAAGTATTCTTCTAAAGAGTGTATTTCTTTTTGGTTGACCCTTAATTACTTTTGGATTAAGTGCATAAGATCTAAAATCTTCAGCTAACATTTCTTCTACTTCTCTTGCAGAGAGATTAGCATATTCAGGTTTTAGTTTTCTTACTTCATTATATAATGCAGTCTTCTCTTCTTTTGTTAGGAACAACTGAGAGAATACGTGCCATGCCTCATGATATGCATCTACCATTGTGCCGCCTGTGGTTGGATTGATTAAGATAGCACCCATTTTACCGTCAAGGTCAAGGTTCATATCAGTAATTAATCTTGCACCAGCTGCAACAAACTTACCGTATACATTAGAGTTTACAATGTTAGCTGCAGGGAATAGTCTAATGTATTTACTAAGTGGAGAGTTTTTCCACCACTTGATTGCATTTTCTACTTGTGCTGCAGTTACACCATTTGGTAGACTAGCTGATCTGTCTAGTTCAAAATTATCAATTAGATCACTTATATCTGTTGAATCCTCAGGTTGATTAGTATATGGTGGATTAGTAATATTTACATCACCAGCTTTAGCCTGATCCTCTGTTACAGTTTTGCTAAATGGTTCTACTGATTCTACAGCTTCATCTTCAGCTGCTCTCTCTGCAGTTACAGTTTGAACAGGAATAGGTTCTCTTATAGGTTCATCAGCCTTAAAATCTCTTTCAGCAAGAGATCCCATATCATAGATTCTACCTTCTACTTCAGCATATGCTTTTACAACATCTTTGAATAGGAACCCATTATCAATTACATCCCTGACTTCAAGATAGATCTTATCACCGACTTTTGCTTTACTACTTAGATAAAACTTATGTACTCCTTCTTGACCATCTATTTTTACATCTAGTGTATAAGTTGACCCATCTTTAGTTTGTGTTTCTCTAACTTCTACTACTTCTCCAGTAATACTTTTTGGATCAGCAAATAAAATTGCTTCAACCATCTTGTCTTTAAACTTACGGACTTCAGATCTATTATCTACTTCTTCAGATTGATCATTTGTAATTTCACCTAGTACTCCAGTTGGTAGACCAAATTTAACATAGGCATTAAATAATGGAACACCTTTTTTACCTAATATTATTTCTCCATCTTGTTGTCTCAGGAAGTCTATATAGTTTTTCTCTACACGCTCCCCATCTACATAGTCCATATATGTACCCTTACTTAATAAGGGCTGACTGTAATCAAACTTGGCTGCATAGTATTTTCCTGACTCAGAGGTCTTACCATTCATGAGAATTTCAAAGATCTTCTTCTTATTACTTTCTTTAAGATTCTTATCTTCTAGATTGAGTGTTGTGGATGGATTGACTTTTGAGTCACTTAATTCAACCTGTTTTCCTGTAAAAGCAAAGTACTTAAATGTAATCACATTAGTATCCCTATCAAAGTATACCTGATGTCTTCTAGTTGAATTGGGAATGTCTACTATCTCCTTTGCATAGAACTGACTATACCAGTCAAACTTTTGTGTAGGAGTTAGTTCATCTGAAGTTAGTACTTCAGCAATCTTGGTAGCTAAATCTGATTTGATATCAGATCTATCTAGTTGTACTATTGTACCATTACCCAACTTTATAATAGTCTCACCACTACCAAAACCATAAGAAGGTTTATCTAGAGTTTGTATGTTACCAATAATTAGTTCACTAAGTGTTTTCCCATTAGATTCTCTTGCATAGAATGACTCAAGCTGATTTATCTTTAGGTTCTTGATACTAGTATTAGATACACCCTCACTAGCTCCAGTAATAGGTAGAATGAACTTCTCACCCTTAATTAACTTTTGTCTTAGATCATATAGCTGTTTAGCCTCTGCTTGTTGTTCTGCTTCAATTTCTGCAGCAAATTGCTGTATGGTCTTACCAGTTTTTGCTTTGAATTCAACGGGGGTTGAGTACCCCATTTCTTTCATGCGTAGTCTAGCTTCTTCTGCTGGTAAGATGATTTTATTTTCTATACCATACATATTGGTAACTACAAACTTACCACTACTATCTCGTCTTACTTCTCTAAGAGTCTGATAAGCATACTTACCATTTTCTTTTGTAGTAATATTACCATCCTCATCAAAGTAAAGTGGTTTGCCTTGTTTATCTGAGATAACAAGCATGAACACCTCACTTGGTAGGGTTACTTTTCCTGTACCCGTACCCTGGGCCTCAATAGAATTCATTCTAATTAGAAGATCAGATGTTTCTTTTGTCATCTGAGCATCTGGCATTCTATTTAATGCAATTGGAACAAGAGTAATTTCTTGTCCCTGGTATATAGGATTACCTAGAGTTGTATCAAACTGAAAAGTAGTTCTATGTATTCTAGAGATTGTATTGTAAATTCTTGTCTTATCTCTGTCAAGTCTTTCTACAGTAGTTTGTGTTTTCTTTGTTGGATCTAGAGTTATGAATTCCTGACCTGTTCCAGAAAAAATTGTTCTACTTTTTAGTTCAATCTCTTCAATCTCAGCATCCGGATCAATTGGATCTGATGTAGTTCCTACAGGATTGTTTGCTTTATAATTAGCCTCTGCAGCTAGCTCCTCAGGAGTAAGTGGTGCTAAACCTAAATACTTTTCAATAGCAGATAAACCTGTATCAACATTTCTAAAAGCTCTTGTAATTTGTCTTAGTTCTTCAATGGGCATATTCAAACTAAGTTCACCACCTAGTTGTGCTTCTACACTACCTATGATATATGGTATTTGTTGAATATACTGTAGTGCTACATCACTACCCTGGGCCTTTTTAAAACCATTGTACATATAATTTATGTACTGATTTACATCAAAAGTTTCTCCAGCAGGAGTAGTAAGCATCTTTTTATAGACAGCATCTAAAAGTTTGATAATATTATCACGACCAAGGGTACAAGTAATTGCCATTGATTAACAAGGTTTTGAGTTAAATGCATCAGTTTCTAAGTCCTCAAGCTTAGCATCTTTGATTCTATCTTCAACATTATTTATTTCTGTTTTGATAACCTCCTGCGTTAGATCAGAACTTTCTTTTAGTACTGCTTTAGTATCATCAGTTTGTTTTACCACTGGTGCTTGGGGTTTGATTGCTGTGCTCATTTCTGTTTGAGAAGTTAATTGATTGAAAGTAATAAAGATACTGCTTTTGCCATTGATTCTGCTAACATTTATTCCTTTATCTGTAATAGATGTAATAGTAATTGGGTCACCCGGAAGTGCCCAGAACCTACCATTATTGTCTGTCATGGGTTGTGTCACAACTCTATTAGCATATTGTTCTTTTGGAATACCGTTCTTTATAATATACTCAATTTCTGCTTTAGGTAATAAATTAATTGTAGAATCACTATAACCCATTAGGTTTAACTGATTTCTAAGATCTTTTTGTATACTAGTTACAACTTTGATTCCTGTAGCAGCTTGTGGACTACTTTGTACTTGTTGTGAAGTAGATTGTTGTTCAATAAGAACTGCAGTAGCACCAACAGCATCCTGCGGAGTAATCTCTACACCAGATAGTACATCAATAGTTCTTGTACTATTTCCCCCTGCATCATAGTCTAATGCAATTGGTAATACAGCAAGTGTTCTAGCTTTAAGACCATGAGTATTATTTAGTAGGATTCTATATAATGATAACTGTTCTGTATGCTGTTCACGTTTAGATTTACCAAACCTCTTAGATTCATATTTAACTAGGTTCTCACCTTCATATGTTTCAGCAAACTGATTACCTCTCATTGTTTTGATGTCATAGATTCTTACATCACCATTTCTATCAAAGGTTAATAAATCTACAGTACCTGCAATACCAAGTTCATCATTGTATAGTACAACATTATTAGCTAAAACTATTTCTCCTCTTGCATCAAGAGAAGCTTTAATAGTCTCTAGTCTGGCTTTGAGTTTTTCTATTTCTTCAACTGGAGCAAATGTATACTTACTAGTATCTTTTAGTTTACCAGCAAAGAAGTCTCTAATATAATCATCAATAGCATTGCCAAGAGTAGTAGAACTTGCAAGTAATAGTTTATTATTAATGTCTTTATCACTATAACCTAGATCTTTAAGTCTTCTTGTATAGTCTTCCATAGACTCAGTTTCCAACTTAGGATCTTTGATCTCATCTTCTTTAGTGTAACTGGTAACCCGCATATACTCTTTACCAGTTCTGGTATTAATATACTTGGTACCATCTTCAGTCAGTTTAATGAAGGATGCATTTTTAAGAACTTCTCTGATAGTACTTCTTACAGAATCAAGTTTTTGTTCTTGTGCTGTAAGTGGTCTACCTGCTTTTTCACTTAGTGCTTGATCTAGATCAGCAATGTCAGCAAGGGAGAATGTAGAAATAATAGTTTTTTCTTCTTCATCTTCAAATACCTGTTCAACAGTTTGTGCCCTTACTTCAGTAGGAACTGGACTCTGAACGTCTCCGCTACTAATTGGTTCTCTAATAATATCTCCAGCAACCGGTTCAAGTAGATCATATAGATATCTAAGTTGATCTTGATACTTCTGTAGAGCTGCTTCTAGCTCCATCATTCTATTTGTCTCTTGTTCTCTAACCTCATCAATGAACTCTACATCATCCATAGCTTGATTTATTTCTCTTTCAAGTCTCTGGAGTTCAGCTTTATTTTGTGCATACTCATCAAGTCTAGGATCATTTGTTCCTCTCAACTGAGTTAGTGTGTAATCTGAAAGTTCTTTATATCCTGAGTTCTTAAACTTACTTAAAGCTTTATCATGTGTTTGCCAGATTTTTAAGTATTCTCTAAGATATTCTAAAGAACTAGCAATAGCTTTTCTTAGAATATCAATAAGTCTCTGGATTGTACCCATCTTCTTCTCAATCTTCTTGATCTTATTGCGGATATCAGTTTTAGTAAATAGATCAAAGTTAGGATCAGCAAGTAGATTTCTATAGTAGTCAGCTTGTTTTTTAAGATCCTTTTTAATTGGAATAAGAATTTTTTCTATCTCTGCTTTATAGATATTTATTTGATTCTGAATTTCATTTGCTACTGCAAATTCTCTTCTAACCTGACCCTTATAAGCATTAATTCTTTCTCTTATTTTAGCAGCAAGTTTCTTTTGACTATTAGATTTTATTAATTGGAAGTTAGTCTTTTCCAGTTGTGTAATTTTATTTAGTATATCTTCAATTTGTACACCACTTAGTTCTACAGTATTGTCAAGAAGTTGTTGTAGGTAGTCAAGAGTGTCTCTAATCTCAGCCTCTTCTTTTTCAATTAGTGCTCTCTTTTCTTCAACAAGGGCTATTCTTCTTTGAAGTGCTTGCTCTGCTAATTGTTTACGTTTTGCAGTTTCAGCAGCAAGTTGTTCTGCATCAGAAGAAAATTCTTTCTCGGCAACCTCAGCTTGTTCACCATAAGCTTCTACATCAGCAATGTATCTTCTTAGACGTGCGATGTTGAGCTCATCTATAAGTAGATCTTCTTTCTCTTCATCAGTTAGTTCTTTCTGTGATCTAATAGCATACTGTGATTCTAGATCTGCAAGAATTTCTTTAGCTTGTTCTAGAGTGTACATAGCCATATCCATCTCCTTGCCATTGTAGTCAATGATAGGTGGTATAATACTTATAGCCTGTTCTTCAAGCTTTCTGGCCTGCATTTCTTTATTGTAGTTCTCAATAACTTCTTTGGCTTTTGGATTTGTTCTAACAAACTCTTCAAATTTATCAAGGAGTTCCTCTTCAGTTAGTCTAGAATAAACATCTATTAATGGTTCCCCATTCTCATCTTTGTTAATATAGTTTCCATCCTTATCTTGTTCTGCCACAAAGTCATTAAACTCAACTTGTAGATCTGTATATAAACCTCTATCAAGTTGATCAAGTGGTGTATTTACTGTAAATGGTACAAAGTCTTCTGTCTTAACTTGTGGTGTAGATTTTATATCAGCAATAGCATTACGGATAGCTTCTTCTCTTTTCTGAGCATATTTGTTCTTGATCTTCTGTGCTTCAATTGCATCTGCAGGAACTTTTTCAATAGTAAAAATCTTACCATCTATAATATCATATGAAAGTTGTGGTACATCTATTACCTCACCATTCTTATCATTAAACCTAATTACATCACCATCTCTATAGACTATTAACTCATTTGGTTGCCCATCTACTAGATAGAATGCAGTAAGAGTATCTCCACTCTGTAGTTGACTAGCAACTTCGGATAACTTTACAGTTTCCTTACCAAGCATGTCAAGATCACCTTTCTCTTTTCTCTGTTCTTTTTGTGGTAGTGCAGCTAGTTCTTCTTGTTCCTGAACAGCTAGTTGCATTAGTTCCATACCTAATTTCTCATTAGTATCTTTTCTAGCTTTTGGATTTAGATTTTTTAACTTAACAGCCTCCAAGAATAGCATAGCATATTGATCATATTCTGGACTACCTCTTCTAATGACTATTTTTCTACCATTGTCAAAGAACTCATCCGGGATCTTATTGTTTCTACGGAACTCATAGATGTCATCAGCACTAACATAGACGTTTTTATCAGCTAGTTCATTAAGAAGAGCATTGAGTTCTATGTCACTGAGTTCTTGATTTACAAGTTCATCATAGTATTGTTTTCTATTCTGATATGCTTGGGTCATCCATGCATAGTTCCTTTCAACATGGTCGAGAAACTCATTTGGATTGTACAGTAAGTTAATGTACTTGTTTAGAGTAGATACCTCTCTACCTAGTCTATAGTTATCTAAGATGTATTCAAATGCCTTGTCAGCATTTTTTTCTAAGTACTCATCTTTTCTTACATCAGCAATTGACTTCAGATATTCCTTATATGCAAGTTCTAAATCTGATTCAGCTCTTGTTGTATTCTGATCATTTTTTTCCTTTATATTGTATCTCTTTTGGAGAATCTCTCTTGTTCTTGCTTCTGCTTCTTCTTCATCAAGGACAACACCTTCATCTGATACATTCTTAAACATGCCCTGTTCGCGCATATTAGAGATTGTAGCCTCTAGTTCAGCACTATCGTATCTGTAGTAGTACTCTACTTTATCCTGTAAGTCCTGCATAGCAGCAAGAACTCTTTCTTTTTTCTTTAGCTCGGCAGCAGAAACTAAACCCTTACTAGATTCAATTTCAGTTTTAAGCATACCAATTTCAGAAGTAAGCCTATCTGTATCAAATAGAACCATTAGTTCTGTATCAGACATCTTATTTAGTGGCTTCTCAGATCTTACTGTTGATGCCATACTGTCCATTCTAAACTTGTGTCTTCTGTGTGTTTGACCTAAGAATATTACATTGTTTCTAGCAGTTGTCCATGCAGATAAATATAGAGCAGCTTTGTTATAAGCTTCAGTACCTTTTTTATAACCTGCTAGATCTATGGGATCTGGATATCTTTCATAGTTTTCCTTGTAATCTGCTTCTATCTCATCTATTCTTTGTAAAACAGAGTCAATCTTAGATAGGGATTTCTTACCAGTCCCCTTTTCAAGTTTAAAGGCATCTTCAAATTCTTGTTCTGTTAGATTTTTATATGATGCAATTTGTTCTTTAAAAGCACCAATAGAGTCTGTCATCATAGCTGTAATAACAGCAGATGTAAAAGCTCTTTCTGAAGCATCTGTTGTAAGCTTTCTAGAACCAGAACCCTTCATCTTATTTGCATCTTCTTGGATTGCTAGATTTAGAAGCTTTTGGTTTATTACATTTATAGGATCTTTAAACAAGTTGTTATTAAGTGTAGCAGCAAGTTTCTCACCATAGGCATTTTTACCATCAATATACTCTTGATATTTTTCAGGCTTAAACAGTCTATTATAGCTCTTGGATACAAATCCAGGAACCATATTCATACCGCCACCAAAAATACCCATGACAAATCCAGTAGCAAAAGTTTCAAAACCTCTTTCTGTAAATGGATTCTGTTCCCCCCAGGCATCTGAGTAGTAGGAGAACTTATCTCTCATACCAGCTGTTTGTGCAGCTCTAGCAAATAGATGGCTCTTTACAGCCTGACTATTATACATATCTACGTAGTAGTTTTCTGTTGCTTGAGCAATAGTTTCTTGAGCATTTTCTTGAAGACCTTCTGCAACATTTGCTCTAGTGTATCTACCAACAGCACCCAATGTTTTCTGTAATGGTGCTTCTTTAAATGCTTTTATACTTTCTTTCCAACTATTTTGAATGTACTTAGCTTCAGCTTGTATAGCTTTACCACCTGCAATTTTAGTTGACTCAATTACCATTCTACCCTCAGCTGTACGCATTAGATCTGCAGTCTTACCCTCAAGTAATCTACCAAACCCACCTTTTGGTTTAAAGATATTACCAAAAGTTATGTTGTTTGATAGGTACACAAGACCTGTATTCCACCCAATAGTTTCTGCAGATGCTTCTTTTGACATCTTACGCATCTTGTAATCTTCTTCATCAGAAGGGGCTTTACCATTCTTATCCCAGTATTCATTGTAGAGTCTATCATACATGTTATTCTCTACAAGAGCACCCTCAAGTCTACCTTCAGAAAAAGCCGCATTTAGGTTTCTAACATCTGCGTAAAAACCACCTGCAGTTTTAGATATTTTAGCTAGACCTGTTAGGTTATCAAACTTACTTATCTTAGATACATTATTGACAGCTTCAAATGTATTAGATAACGGGTTAAAGAATCTACCCATTGGGGTATTAGCAGCCTTCCAAAAATTTCTAGCTGCTTCTGTATTCTTCAAACTTGTCAAAGATTTACCAAGTACATTAGCAAATCTATCCATGTAAAAGGCTTGTGAGAATCCCTTTCCTATTCTTGATAGGTTACTTGCTGTTCTTACAGCAGCAACACCTCCGGCAGCACCACCAGTTACTCCTGTTAGTGCACCAAGAACAAGTTCTTCAGCCATGACTTCACCAATGATACCAGCAGTGTATCCGAAGTTCATTAGTGCATTATTGAAGAATGAACCAACCCCACCTCTAGAAGAGTAACCAATTGATGTAGCTTCTTCATATGCTTTTGCTTCTTGTAGATCTCCACCGAAGTCACCACCAATTGCTTTTAGTAAGCTCTTAGGACCTGATACAAGACCTAAACCAGCTAATGGAAGAAAGGAGTAGTTGACCATTCTTTGAAAGTCATCCCAACCTGTAGTGCCAGCATTAAAGTTAGCTTCATTATCTCTTAATGGAGTGAAACCAATTTTATCAAATGTTTTTTGGCCAAGTGCAGCATATCTATCATAGTATGCATTACCCTTAGAGCTTGAATCATATTGATAGATTCTAGCATAGGTATTTTTATCTTGAGATGCTTTTATACTACTGTGTATATAATCACCAAATCCAGACAAGATATCTTTTGTTGAAGCACTTTTTGGTGGACCGGGTTTTCCTGGTGAATTACCAACAATATTTTGTTTTACATTAAGCTGTTCTTGATTTAGTTTATCAAACTGTGGTAGAACAGGAGTAAAAGAATCTGGTGTAGGAAAATTTATCTCAGGCATTTGTATTCTATCTCCTCCAAAAGGAAGCATAGACTGTGGAGTATTAGGAAGGTTTAGATCTCCATAACCTGCACCTAAATTATCTAGAGGGCTAAAGCCTTCAGTGTTATTTTCAGTAGCCATTTACACGTTGATTGTTTACTTGTTTTGCTCCATTAAAACCTTGGATAATGTTGTCTCTAAGATCACTTAAGTTTTGCTTAGCATTATCTGCAATAGTGGTATAGTTACCTATTTGCCATGTGTTAGTTTCTGTATCAAATACAGGGAGACTGTAGTCCATTTGATAACTACCATCACCACCAATTGAAGACTGACTGATATCAATTTTATATCTACTATCAGTAGGGTCTGACCAGTTATATGTATTATCTCTATCTACATAAGCAGCTAGTGGATCTACAAACATACTATTATACATATCACTATTGAATGCTTTTCTGTTCATTATAACAGATAGACCATTCTCCATAAGTTGTGTTGCTTGACTTGGAGATAATAGACCACCTTCTACATCACCTTCATCATTCTCTTTACCAGTAAGTTTTTTAATTAATTCTGGTGGAAGTTGAAATATATATGCAGACTTACCAGCATTATTCATAGCAATAGGTGCTACACCAAGTCTAAAGTTAAAACCTTTAGGTGCAGCATCCATAGATCTTTGTAGTTCAGCAAGTATTGCTCTTGTAGTATCATCTGATAGTTTGTTTTCTGCACCACTTTGACTAATACCTCCTATACTTAGAGTAACATTTTTAGCATCTCCTAGATCTTGTGATCTAATATTATTTAGTACTTGACCATAATGATATGTACCCCAGGAACTCTTTGGATTAATAACAGTAAACTGTGCTTTACCAAACATACCTGAACCATCAGAAATCTTTTCTAATCCTGGTATTGTTTTTCTACCAGTTATTTTAGATACCACAGTTGGATCACTTACTATTTGACTTGCTGCTGTAATAGCTTCTTTATAGTAATTACCATAGAGCTTAGATTCAATTATCTGGTCGAGCCAGTTACCTGGTCCAATTCTATCAGCATTTGCAACTGTTTTAGCAACAGTTCCTAATATTTTATCAGTAACTGACCAACCAGTCATTCCACGTGTTACAGCATCAAGTACAATATTTTTTCCTGTTCTATTAGCAGTTTCTCTCTTGATTCTATTAATATTATCCATCTCTTCTTTGGATAACTGACCTGATTTCATGAGTGCTTCAAAGAATTGTTTTTCATTTCTCTTATTACCCTTCTCATCATATAATAGATCGGCTCCTTTAATACCTTGTTTTGCAAGTTCTTTTTCTACTCCGGTAGCAAGATCTCTCTCAAACTTCTTGCTTTCTCCAAGGAACAACAGATAGTCATCAAACTTAGTAGATGTAGTAGCTAATTGATCTTGTACATTTTTTATACTAGATAGTTCAGAGTTTTCACTAACAAAAGTTTTAAATCTAGTATTAATGGCCTTCATCCAATTAATACCAACTTTATCTGCCAAGAATGTATTTGGGTTAGATTGAATTTGTTTTGCCCATTTGTTTAGATCAGCATACTTATCTTCATTACCATTGATGATATAGTTAATCTGTTTCTGAGTTAACTTAGCTCCGGCAGTACTGCCTTCAGTAAGCACTCTCATCATGGTATTGAAATATGGTACAGCATAGTTTTGAGTATATCTTTGCTGAACTACTTCATTCTCTGCTCTTAAATTTGTTTTAGATGTTGCAGTACCTGCATCAAGAACTTCTGTAAAGAAGTGAGCTTGGTCAAACTTTTCTACTAACTCACCTTTTTCATTTAAGTAGTGTGTTCCAGCATCAAGTTTGTATTTTCTATCATCAAGTTTTTGTTTTAACCCAGCTTTGTATTCAGCAAGTGCTGCCTCATTTTGATACTTCTTGTTCATCAAAGATAAGTTCTGAGCATACTTTTCATTATTTACTTGATATGGGTTGGCATCCATATCTTGGAAATAGTTTCTAAATGCGTACACGTGAGCTGCTTCACCAAGTTTTTTACTCATTAGATCAGCTGCCACACCAGAGTCTACCTTATATCTAAAAGACTTGATATCTCCATATGGATTATTCTGATCTGCACCTTGATTACTATTAAAGAGATCATTTTCTTTTTTTACTCTTTCAAGTACTTGATCATTAATTTCTTTGTTCATTAAATACTGATCAAGAGCCTTTTTTAATTTTGGATCTTTATTACCAGCATCTATCTGACCCTTAATGTCAGCTATCTTATTATCATAAACTACACTCTGCTCCTGCATTTGTTTGTAAGCAGCTTGGTTTTTTATCTTCATAACATTAAACTTATCTTGAAGATAACTCATCTCAGCAGCATTCTTATCACCATTAAATTGAGCAGCATTGTATTCAGCATAGTTTTTTCTTTCTACATATGCTTGAGTTTTAAAATATGCCTGTACAGATGGATCACTACCTAGTCTAGCTTGAAATAATTTTTCTAGTGGTTCTTCAAGCTGTTCACCATTTTTTGTTTTGATTACCCATCTATTATCACCACTAATAGTTACAGATTGTACATCACCAAAGTCTTTTGCAATTTCATTAGCTCTACCTAGGATGTCTACATTTGGTGTATACTTTACATTAGCAAATGACATTGCTTCCTCATCAGTAGCATTTTTAAACTCTTCAGTTTTGTACATTATTTCTTGTACTCCCGGCTCCCAGTACTTTTTATTCATCTCAGGATCCAACGAGTTTCTAAAAGAATCAGCACCAGCAAGTTCAGTGTTCCTGTTTTTAGTCCAAGCCATGTCTTTCATGAGATCTTTATTCTCATAGAAAGGTCTAAACACTTGAGTAGCTTGTCTTACATTCTGCTCAAGAGAAAGATCTAATTGTGATATTCTTTTTAGATTAAACTGGGCATCTTTGATAAATGCATCTCTTGAAGCAACATTTTTATCACGGGTAAGCTCTGCATAATAGTACTTACTGTACATATTGTTGAGAGCTTTCCAGTTATTGTCATACTGAGTCTGCTTTGTTTGTAAAACATTACCATAGAAATTAAGGTCAGGCTGAAAAGGCTGAAACTGTGGTATGAAATCTGTAACTCCCTGTAAGTAGGTTGCCATATGTAATTCTTTATATTATAAAAATATCAAAATTTTTTAAGTTTAATAAACTTAAAAAGTTTAAGACTAGAGACTTATGGCTGGAAACACAGTGTAGATAAAGCCTCCATCACGGAATGTTGTCCCTCCACCAAATCTTTTACCATACTTTATTTTGATGGCTTCTCTAAGCAAATCTTTGTCCATACCCTTGTTAGCTTCAATGTACTCTTCCATTGTCATTTCTGGTTTAGTTGCAGTAGGATCTTTAGCACCCGGAGCTGCATAGACTCTACCACCAGAAGCAGGAGATACTTGATAGTCTGGGTACATTTGATTAAGAGCATCAGTCTTCCACTTATTAGTAACTGCAGTATTGTAAGCTTGAGCCATGTTTGCTCTACCAGCTCTCTTAGCATTTTGGAACTGCTGATCTGCAATTACATTTTTGTCATAGACTCTATTAGCCATTTGTTGGTTCATCAACTGTTCTTGGTTTCTAATACCTACTTGTTGTCCTTCAAACTGATTAGCAATGCCAACATTCTGATTATTAATTCTAGATAGGGTATCTGCAGCAGCTGCTGCTCCCTTACCTTGAATAGCAGATAGTCTAGAACCAAGAGCTTGTGGTCCGGCAAACTGTGCAGAAGCCTGAGCAGCAATATTAGCTTGTTCAGATTGTGCAGCAAGTTCTCTTGTAGGATCTAAGAATGTAGGTCTTGGTTCTTCAAGATCAACTCTTGCTTCCCACGGCATTCTTTTTCTAATGCCCATAAGATCACCAAAAGCACCTGCAGCATTTACTGTATCTTGCAACCACCATTCAGCTTCTCTTATTGGTGGTTTTTCAACTGACATTTCATCACCGTCTTCAGTTGTTTCTTCAGAACACTTCTCACAATTACCATCTTTATCTTTACCAACAGTATATGTACTACCATCAGATTTTTTACAAGTACATTCTTCAAGACATGGTTTACAGTTACCGTTTTCATCTTTCTGCGCAAACTTACCAGGTATTACATTACCTTGTGCATCTTTACATGGACAATCTTGTGCTGGTGGTTTTTGTTCAGTAGCAATAGCATCTATCGTAGTTACTTCACCTTTTTGTTCACAGGCTTGAAGTTTTACAAGATTTGTATTATATATTGATGTACCTGGTCTATAACCCGCATATGCCAGAACTTCAGCAGCAGTTTTACCATAGTGTCTGCTACCCTTAGTTTTCATATTTCTACATAGATCATTAATAAGATTAGGATTTGAACCACCAGAAGGAGCTCTTTGTCTTTCATATTCTTTTCTACCTTCTACTTGACCACGAGTTTCTTTAATTTTATACTCTCCTTGCTCATCTTTTCTTGTTTCATAATCGGTAGCTTTATTATATTCTTCAGTACCTACTTTTCGTATTTCTTTAGGTCTTGGAGTACCATCAATTGCAATTGGTAAATCTCCACCCATAGCATACATTCTTCTCCTATTTCCCATATAGTTTTGAGACATACCTGTACCCATTGGCATACCATATTCTGCTTCTGGTAGGTCATAGAATGGCATATCATAACCACCCATAGACATACCATATTGAGCCATTGGTGCCATACCAGGTTCTGGCATTTGTTGAGGCATTGGTTGTGGTTGTGCAATAGGTTGACCATCAGGCATTTGTTGCGGAAACTCTTCTTCTACTTCCTCCATTTCCTGCATAGGCATCTGCTGTTCTTGCTGCATTGCAAGTTCTGGTATAAGATCTTCATCTCTTAGACCCATAGCTTCCATGTAGGGTCTAGCAATTAATGGGATACCTTGTGGGAATGCTTTCTTAGATTCTTGTGCTAAAGCAAGTGCACCAAGTTTCATTACATAGTTCTTGATCATAATCTCAGCAGTAGTTCTAGCTATCTTATCCGAGTTAGGATCTTGAAGTATTTTTCTATAGTTATTTATATCATATTTCTTAGATAGTTCTGCTGGAGTATAGCCACCTTTCTTAGGCTTTACACCAAACATATCTAGTACTTTAGGATCTGAAATCTTCATGGATTTAGTATCACTATAGATAAAACTATCTTCAGGTAATAATAGTGGTACACCACCATTAGAGTGTCTTGGACCCTTAATAGTTTTAAATGATGGCATCTTACTACCATCTAGGTTACCTACTACAGTCTCACCACCCTCTGCTTCTAAGTTTGCAGCTGATCTAGGAACAGCAGTTAGAGTTTTAGAAACCTGTGGTTTATGTGTTCCTATATAGGCATTGTAATCTGCCCCACCAAATGCAGGTACATCATTAGCAAGAGAACCTTGTACTTGATACCCGGTTCTTGCTTTTGGAACAGACTTGATTATTTTTACTTTTCTTAACATGATATAAAGTTAAATAAATTCTATTTGGCCACCATTTGCCATGTACTCCCTGATCTCTTCATCTGTCATGTAAACTTCTTCTCCATCTTCAAAGTCATCATCTACATAACCACCCATTTGTGCAGATCTACCATACCAGGTCTGACCTTGTTCATCCGGTCTGTATAGTCCAGATTCTGCATAGTCACCACGGTCTCTACTTGGATCAGAAGCATAGAGATTATCAGCAGTAAGGTTATCATAGAAACCTTCCATCTGTTTAGTATCATCTATTCTATTCTTGTATCCAGCAATTCCGCGTAGTAGTGAATTACCTGCAATTAGTCTAGCCTCTCTTTCACCCTGTGAAAGTTTGTTCTTAACATCAATTGCTAGGGGTTCAGAGTATGTTTTATCAACTTGGTATTCTTCTTTTTGCATTGGATCAATCCTAATCTCAGTAGGTTGAGTTCCTTTATAAGAAGCATCAACACCATAAGATCTTGTACCATCATTATTTTGTTGCGTAACCGTATTAGTTGGAGAAAGTTGTCCCCAATTAACTTGACCCTGTGCACCCTGAATTCCTGAATTTAAACTGATGAGATCTAAATCAGACTTGCCCTGCATTAGAGGATTATTAGTATAAGCTACAGGATTCTCACCCGTAAACGGTTGGTTATTTCCACCATTTACAAACCTACTTAGAGCACCACCATATTTACGACTATTTGCAGCTCTGTCAACTACATCCCATCTCTGTTGCATTTGTAAAACAACTTTTTCTCTGGCTTTATTTTTTTCAGCAGCTGATGCTGAACTATTCATAATTTGATTTATAGCTCTCTGAGCTTGAGAAGCAATCCTATCTTTTTCTTGTTGAGCTTGTTTTTGTTTAAAGATTCTTATAGCATTTTCAGATTCTTGATTAGTTACAACACCATCTTTGCCTGCAGCTTGCATTGCCCTTATATAGTCAGGATCTTTTTGCATACCTGTCATATTAGGCTTATAGGTATAGGTCTTACCATAGTTAGGACGTTTTCTTTCACTAGCTTTCCATTCATCAAGAGTCTGTCTTTTATTTTGGTTAGGTTTTACGGATGGTTTAACAGGTTGTATAACTGGTTGTGCAAATGGAGGATAGTATTCCTCACCTCCACCTACAGGTAGTTCAAATGGATTTACACCAGGTTCAAGTATATCAGCTGGACCAGACATACCAGACCATGCTCCCATGTCAGTCATAGGATTAAGTTCTTGCAACCTTGCATTGTATGCAGCTTCAGGATCTTGAATGAAATTATAGTCAATCATTCCTGGAGTAACTAAAGCAGTATTAGGATCATATGGTGTTGAATCTCCCATATACTCTTGTGCAAACTGAGCTCTAGCTGCAGCATCTTCTTCTGGAGTTAACTGATCTTCTTCACCAGCAACAGGACCCACATTAGACATAAGGTCTCCAAACCCTACTGTTGGATATGGGACATCTCCTTCTTGAACCATGTCATTTCCTTCAACAACATCTTCTTGCTGAGTGTTAACCGGACCTTTATTAAAGCCCATGAACATAGGATTTCTCTGTAGATTGCTTTGATTGATCTTTTCTTGTTCTGGAGATGCAAAGAATGATGGATCTGGACCCATATCTCTTGCTCTTTGTTCAAGTAGTTCAGCTACCTTATCATCTATTTGTTCAGGTGTAGGATCTGTCTTTAAAAACTCATCAAGATTTGTTTGAAGATCTGGATTAAGATCCCCTCTAACATCTCCCCAAGAAGTAGTTAAATAATCTTGTGCAGATAATTTAGGCTTTGGTTGAGTATAATCAAAAGGAGCATTCTGATCAATTGCCGTAAACTCTACACTAGTAGGATCTACTTCATATAGTTTTTTAAGATCTCTGTCTCTTTGTCTTTCTCCTTGTCTAATAGCTCTTTTAGATTTTCCTTTAAGACCAGATACATCAGTTCTATCACCGTAACCTGCATTTTCTAGTGCTTGTTGTTTTTGAGATTTTTGTGTTGTTTTAGTATCCTTACCTTTTGCTCCATCAAGAGTAATTAAGTTTTCATATCTTGGATCACCTTCAGAACCGTAGTAAATAGTATATTTTTTAGGTCGTCCTGTTATACCTCTTTTTCTTACATCAATAGCAGATATATAATTACCAGCACCAGGACCACCTTGTCTTGTCTGACCAGTAACTGGATTATATATTCTTTGAACTACATCATTTTGTGCACTCCTTGTAAGATTAGCGGGAATAAAGTTTTTAATAAAACCACCACCTTGCATATAAGCATCAGTAATATCTTTAGAATTCATATACTGAATATTGTCTTCAGTAAGATCTGGAATAGATGGATCATATCCACCACCTACAAATTTTTGCAATGGTTCAAGTGGATTGGAAAAAGGGTTTTCAATAGTACCTCCATATTGTAGTACTCCAGCATCTCTAAGTTTTTTAAGATAGTCATCAAGATTATCTCCCATAGGAGCTACAGTAGGTAATAAAGTTTCACTTACTTTTATATTCTTAGCAACATAGTTATATTCTTTGTCACCCTTTTTAATTGTAGTAATAGGTTGTTTGGACCTTGTATGTTTTGCAGGATCACCTTTAAACTTAATAAATGATCCATCATTTGCAATTCTGTAATAGTATCCTGGTTTGTCTTTTAAAGTACCAAATGCAGCAGATCTAGCTTTACCAGCTTCTAGTGCTTCTAGTCTATTTTTATCACTAGAAGGTTTAAACTTACCAGCTTTTTCATCATAGTAAACCCAATTACCAAAAGCATCTTTTGAATACGTTGTATTTACACCAGGTAGTTTTTGGTAGTTAAGTACTTTACTTTCTTTAAGTTGTTTAATTCTAGCGGGATCTACAATTTCAAAGTAATCTTGACCTACTTGTTTATAGTATCTACCGTTTTCTTTATAGTAATTACCTTCTGGATTAGCTGCAGAATATAACCGTGTTGCAGCCGCACTTGGTTCATAGTTACTAGCCTCAGTAAATACTTTTTTACTTTCATCAAATCCATACCATCTATCACCAGGTTGACGTCCCCATGCATCTACACTTTCTACAACAACTGGAGTAGCTGAACTAGAAGAAGAATTTGATTGATTTCTCTGTACATTAGATACTGTAGCTACAGGTGTTTCCTTACCTTTTTGTTCATTAACAGTAGTAGATTTATTTTCAGGAGTATTTTTATCTACTTCCTTGAGTGATTCCTGGTTAACTGCATCTGCTGCAAGATTAGTATATGTTTTAACAGCATCAAAAGTTCTTGTATATTTTCTTGCTGCTGTATTACCTGATCCATAACCATAAACTTGTGCAGCCATTGGGTTGCTTAATTGTTGTAATGGTAATGGGTCAAAGTACATTGTGTACTGTTTTGGACCAAAGAGCCCGGACTTTCTTACATCAACTTCTCTAAGGTTTGGAATGTTACCAAATCTTTTCATAGCTCTTCTATAAAAACCTTTAGGAAGATCATCTCCTACAATCATACCATTCTGAGCTTTTATTGTTTCATTCATTGGCTCACCAAAAATTCCGCTAGCAGTTTGAGAATATAATTGTAAGTGGTGCATTGGATTCTCTACATCCTGTTCTGGCATAGGCACACCACCTTCCTGCATCATCTGATCATACTGTTGTTCAATCTGATTTTGCATTGCTGACATCTGTGCATCATTCTTTATAGAATCTGTAAACAATTTTAGTCTACCCTCTCTAAAGTTTGCTCCTGTTGGATCACCTTGATTTGGATCTACATCACTTCCATTTGTTCCTCCCATTTGTTTTTTAAGGAGGCCCATAACAGAGGTTACATATTTCTTTTTTGCTTTTTTATAAGCACCACCATTTTGTAACTTAGAATAATCTAAAGTTGTATTAGCATATTCTTTTTGAGCATACGGTGACATTGATTCCTCTCCAGAGTTCCAGGCCATTCGTGAAACTAAATCATAACCAGTCATTGGTTGTACCAGATCTTCGTAGTTATCTGCACTTGGTAAAGCAACATCATATTCTCCACCACTCTGATATCTTCTCATTGTAGAACCACCATATCTTTGTTCAGCAAGTGGATCTAAAGCCTCATCAAGAATATCTGGACCTTGATCTGAATCATCCATTACAATATCTGAACCAGTATCATCAAATAGATCATAGTCAGTTTCTTGTTCAGGATTTTCTGTAATTACGGCATCTTTTGTTAGAGGATTCTCTTTTATTCTTGGCTGACCTGTTTCCTCCTCATAAGTTTTATCATCTTCTTCTTCAATATCCTCTGTGAGTTTTTCAGCAATTGTAACATATAGTTCAGTAGCTGCATCAACAGGCACACCCATAATATTTACCAACTTAAATAGCGTCTCTTCTTTTGCTACTTGGTTAGTAATATCATTAACAACAAATTGAATTATCTGTCCTGATTTATCTTGTTGTTGGGTTGGTTGTGCGCCAGGGTATCCTAGCATAGATGGATCTGGAGTACCTCCCATTTGTGCCTTAGCAAGGAACTTAGAGGTCTTGTTCACATACTTTCCTTTGCCATCCGGAGCCTTATAAATTCTTACTTTTTTCTTCATTACACAGTGTATATACTAAATATAGTAAATTAAAATTTAAACTGTAAACTTATTTAGTTTACTTATATCCTCTGCTCTTTAAGTACTTGAGAATTCTTCTGTACTCACTATCAGTTATATCTGGTTTTCTACCTGGTGCAACCATAGCGTGCGTAATAATATCTTCAGTACTTACATTATACTTTCTAGCAAGTTGGTCAAAGTACTCTACAAAAGATTTAATCTGAGCACTTGTTAGTGGCTTAACATTTGTATCTCCTTGGAACTCAACACCAATACCAAAGTCATTCACATTACTTCTACCATCCCATGATGATTTTCCGGCATGAAAAGTTACTTGATCTGGAGATGCATAGATAGTTCTTTGTCCATCTTCTTCAATTACAATATGTGCTGATGTTTCACTACTAGGATTCATGAAGTGATTGTATACATATTTGTTATTGTTCTTCTCATCAGTAGAACCTGTATGGTGAAGAACCACTTTCTTCACTTCATTTTTTAAAGGACTACCCTGTATAAAACTCTGACTTTTAGTAGTTCTAATATTTGGCATTCCCTCAACCATTACCTCAGGATATTTATAAGATGGAGTACTTTCTATTTCTATTTTCCTTTGACTAGCTTCAATTTGTTTTCTAAGTTTTTGAGCCTTAGCAATTCTATCTTGTTCCTGTTTATTAATAATAGTTTGAAAACTATCAACAGTCATAATAGGTGATGAGTTACTAACATCATATTTGTTTAATATAGTAGACATACTATCTACACTAACCTCAGGAACTGGTTTTGGTTTTGGCTTAAGAGTCTCTTGTGGTTTTGGACTAGTTGTAGGTCTAGGAGTTGTACTTTGAGTTTTTAGAGATGCTGAAGGTTTGTAAGACAGCCCCTCAGTATTAAGGTTAATACTTGGAGCAACAGTAACTTTTGGTTTAGAAGTAGTTCTCGGAGTATATCCTACATTTGATGTAGTGGTTTTTTTATTTACAGCTTTACCAGCATCTGGTTTGTAATCTAGTTCTTCTACTACAAAACCACCATTAGCATATTGTTGTATTTCATCATCAGATAACTCCATTATAATACCACCATCCTGGTATTCCATATCTTGTTGCATCTCTTCTTGACCTGCAAGACCAGTAGCTCCAACACCAAGACCAACAGGTATGGCATATGGTGCAATACCCTTAATCTTATTAAGATTTTTAGAAAGGGTCTTAAATGATTTTTCAGTAGGCTTCATAATGTCAAAGATCCTAAGATCTAAGAATTTGAATTCTGAATTAGACATGTATGCTTCATAAAGTTTTTCCAACATCTCTGGTGTAACTTTATCAAAATCATTTTTAATTAACCCAATTCTCTTTAGAGCAGGACGTAGTTCAACTGCAAAAGCAGTTGGTTCCATACTACCAAAATTATTACCTCCTTCTAAGAAATATTCTTTTGAACTATTAAAGTATCCATCTGGATCTTTATACTTTTTTATTCCTTGACTAGTAAGATTATATGGGGCTGTTTCAGATAGTACTTTATTTGGATCAATAGACTGAAATAAGTATTCCGGTGCTTCATCTAAAAGATCAATATTATCAATTAGATCTCTATCAATTGCTGAATTTGAATTGAGTGGTATGAATGAACCTTCTGTTATATGCCCAAATTCATGATACATAGTTGGTTCTAGGTTTCCAATACTTGTATACGGGTTACCAAGATTTATTGAGTTTTCTAGTAAGTCTGCATTTGCATTACTTCTATTTAAATACTGAGTTGCATTTTTTAAACTAGCTTCAGCATTTTTTAATTGTAGTTCTAGATCTAGAACATCTTGATTAAGTACTCTTTGAGTTTTCTTATAGTCTGCTTGAGATATATTACCCGCATCGTATTCTCTTCTTAATTGGTTCCTTTCATTAACCTTATCTTTTAGACTTTTCCCTATGTTTTTAACACGCATTTCTTCACCTGAAATTTGCATGAACATGTCATCATATTGAGTTTCTTCAATACGTTTAATATAGTCATCAACTGTAAGTTTTGTAAAACCCTCTGTATTTCTTGGATCTGTTTTAGCAAGAGAACCTGATATAGTTTGCTTTAATATCACATCATTAATACCATTAGGATTAACTATTCTTTCAAGATCTGCAGCAGTTAATTCATCCCATGACCCTAATCCAGAGTTCTTAGCAGCTCTAGTGCCCATAAGTCCTCTGTTATTTTGATAATTTTTAACTCTCTCAATTATACTATTAATTTCATTAGCATCTGAATTTTTAATTATTTCTGGAAGTTTTACTTTATACTCATCTTCTAATTGAAGATAATTGCCCTCATCATATGATCCTTTTAGATTGTTATCATCAATGAATTCTTGAATTCTACGTCTTCCTTCCGGGGTATTAAGATCTTTTAATTTTTGTTCTTGCAAGTCATTAAATGTAAGGAATGCTTCATCTTGACCCATTATGGTTTGTTTTCTAAGAGTTTCTAGATCTGACAATGCATTCTGTTGTGCAGTTCCTCTTGGAAGTCTAGGACTTGGTGTCGGTGTTTCTGGAACCGCATTTAATGATATACGGTTGCCTCCAGGTCTGATCTGTTCTAGACCAGCATATCTAACTGGTATTCTTGGTGTATCTGGAAAGTCATCCATCTTAAACTTAAGATCATCACCCATAATAAGTTTCTTAAAAGCTTCATTAGTTACTTTAGACTTATCAATCTTATCTAGAGCTTCTTTTGCACCAAATCCTGATAGTTCATCAGATACAGCTTTTAGTTCTTTAAGTTCTTGTTGTAAGTTATCATAGAGCTCTTTATTTTTTGGATTAAACCACTCATATTGTCCAGCAGGTAGTTCTAGTGGTTGTTGTCCAGTAAATCTACGTAGTGCCTCTGCTTGTTGTACAGCTGCTTCTGATGTACCAAGTGCTCTATTACCAGTAAGATAATAACTTTGGAATGGGGTAGTTGCTGTGTTACCTCTTAGAGCTTCAATAGCTCTTAGATCATCAAGTGTTGCTGCAGGCTTGCCAAGATTTTTAGCTATACCAAATCCAGGAGCAACAGATAAAGCTGTCATGCCAGCATCAAATAGGGCATCTCCTGTATTTTCCCAAGATGGATTTTCAAATGCTCTACCAATACTATTTACTGTACCAGGAATCATTTTGAGTCCTTGAGCAACCATACCTGGGCCTATAAAATATGATGCAAAGTCAATAGCTTTATTTACATTATTGTTTGCAGTAACAGGATCTTCAAGTCCGGCAGCTTCTAATCTATTCTCATAGTTAGTCATGTTCCATGGAGTAGTAACTGTACCCTTTGGTCTTAATGCATATGATGCATAGTCAAGTGGATTAGTTACTACATCCCAACCTTTATCTACATAGTCACCTAGTGTTAAATTCTTTGGAGCCTTTCCTGGATCTAATGAGACCAGGTTCTTTCTCTCTTTAGTAGTTCCATATGGATTAATAGTAGGACCACTCATAGTAGGCTTATACACTCCAGCATCTACATAAGCTCTATTGTAGATATCCTGGTAAGCATCATCGTATTCTTCTTGAGTTAATGGTTTACCAGTTTGTTGTTGATGGTATTTAGCATAATCATCTGCAGTCTTTTGAATCTTATCTTCTACAACTTCCATTTTACTCTTACCGGTAACTTGAAAGTTCTTGTCAAATTGTTCCTGTGCAGCTTTATCTTGAACAGTAGGTTTTTTAGCTGGGGTAGGTTTTGGTGCGGCTGTATATGCACTTCTCTGAGTTGCATATAGGTCATCATATGTAGCATCATATAATGGTTTAGCTTTCTTATCTAGTACAGCTGCTCTCTTTTTTACATCACCTTTTGATAAGGGTTGAAACTTTCCAGATCTATTCCAGTCTACTTCCCATCTACCATTTACTTTTCTATAGACACCTCCGCTACCTTCAACTGTATAGAAATTAGTTCTTGGATCTGGTGAACCACCTTCTTGTGCAACATTAAGTTCTGGTTTATTATCTTCAGTTTTAGACATATTATTTAGCAACCAGATAATCTCTTCATCACTAAATGTATCTTGGAGTTGTCTCATTGGATCAAAACCTGATTTGTCACCTTTTTCAAACTGATAGTTCTTTAGTTTTTTATAGTACAAATCTGGTGAAACACCTTGTGTAAATGGATCATATAGGCCAGCTTCTTTTGATAACTGTCTAATAGCATTAAGTCTTGCTCTTACTTCAGTTGGTTCACCTACATAGTCTGATGAGAATTCTTTAAAATTGTCATCTACTTGTTCTTTATATTCAGGGTATTCTTTAAACATAGGATCATACTCATCTTTATAGTTATGGTATGCCCTACTATCTGCAATAGTCTTTGCCTTGTTTTTATTTACATAATCAACATCTCTCTGTGGAATTAATCTACTTCTCTTACCCCTAACTGGTCTATCAGAAGAATGGGATAACTCATGAGAGTGAGTACCGCGTGTACGGAATCCTTCAGGAAGAATTACAATCTGACCAGTAGCATTCATTGAGTAACCACCTGTATTTGGCTCATCTTCTGGTTGTGGTAATATTTGCAATGGTGGAGTTGAATCAAGTTGTTGTTGACGCATCTTCTTCATGTACTCATAAGACTCAGGACTTCTTGCACCTGCTTTTAACATCTTATCATACATAGGAGAATTTTGCCAATCTTTCATAAACTGATATCCCTCATAGTATCTTCTATTTTCTCTAAGCGCATCATCTACATTAATGTCATCTTTTTCAGCTGCTCTATTTAGTCTGTAAGCATGTTCAGGTACACATCTACCTGCTTTTGGATCAAATATATATCCAGGAGGACACGGTCTAGCAACTTCATTTGTAGCATCAACATCTTCTACTATATACCCACCCATTTGATATTGTTCAATTTCTTCTGGAGAAAGTTCTAGTTCTATTGCTCCTTCAGGTCCACCTTCTATTTGTGGTAATACTACATTAGTTGCATCAGGAACATTAGCTAATGGAATTGTTACACCATTACTTGGTTTCTCAGGTATAGGTTGTGTTAGATTATCAATAACATTTAGTGTCCACTGATTTCTTCTAGTAAGTGGATCTTTGCCGCCATATCTTGTATGTTCAGCTATCATAGTCTTAGTATCTCCTTCAACAACAGCTTTAACAAACTTTGGGAATTCTGCTAAAGTACCAAGATTATATTGGTAGTCTACCAAGAGCATTTGTCTATCTTGTGGTAGTGAGTCAAATGTACCTTCTCCAAATTTAGCATCTACTTGTTTTTTAGCTAGTGCTTGGTTTTGTAGTACATCTTTTAATAATAGTGCTTCTGCTTGTTCATCTGATATACCTTGATAGTATGGACTATTTCTTGAAGTAAGTTTATGTCCATAAGCAATGGTATCTAAACCTCCTTCAGGACTAGGATGAGGATACCATTTACCACTTCTGTAACCCTTTTTAATATTGTTTTCTTGGTTTTTAAGATCAGCAAGATATCTCTTCATTGTTTTTGGATCAAGATCAAAAGGAGATGCTGCTGCTCCACCTATTTGATATTCTTTTCTATAAGATGGATCTGGTGTTACTTCTTTATAATGTTCTGCAAAGTACTGTGCATCATCTGGATTATCAAACCGCATGGCTTCTGCAGACTCAGGTCCAAAATCACCAAGCATAAGTTGACCATTAACATCTTGTATTAATGGTACGGCATAGTTATCCATAGATGCCATAAAATGAGTTCCAGTATCCCCGTCATCAAATACATATGGTTGATCAGGAGCTACTACCATTCTTTGTGCTGCAGGATTACCATGCATGTAAGCATAAGCTAATCTTGCTTTCATCATAGCATTATTAGCATCATCAATAGCTTCCTGTGTGCTTATACCACCCTCTTGATAATATGCAGCATTGGGGTCAAATACTTTTCTTTTTCTAGACTTTGGTTTTGCAAAGAGATAGTTTTCAGTAAATAATTTGTTGGTAGCTTCTAGACTCCTTGAAAATTTTTTAGATGCTAGACCTTTCTTACTTGGCTTTGGCATCTTAACTAGACTCTTAGGTGTACCACCTTTTTTCATTTGTGGATACTCATCTACATAGTCT